AAGCCTTGACCTTCAGGCGACCATATGCCTCCTAAAGGCAAGGAAGCAAAGTGTCCTTCAGCCCATCTTATCGTATTTTTCGCTAACCATTCTATTTTTATTTCATTTTCATTCATTTTCTGTTGCTCCTTTTATCATACATTCGTAACTCATCACATGATTTACATACAATGATAGTCTTCCTATCCTCACACACCAAATGTATTGTGGAGGTTCCGCACTCGCAGAAGTTTTTCTCATTCTTTACACTTACAGGTTTGAACAACACTCCGTTCATTTCCCATACACATGTGCCTAATTCGTAGGTTTCATCATCAATTATGATTCTCCCGTCTGTTTGCACATTTTTACTTTTCATTCTTCATCGCCCCCATCATGTAACACACAAGGGCAACAATCACAACCACCTTCTTTACCAACCATAGGTGAAGGGTGCATACAACAAGTGCATGACATCAATACTTCCGCTACCGTGTGATATATTTTTGTGTCATTCATTCATCATCACCTCTACTGTATTCTAATAGCGCATCACCGTCATCACCAACATACTCCATGAGAACTTTGTATGCACAATCTAATTTGTGATACGCTTCTAACGCTTTGTCTTTATCATCAAACTTTTCAAAGTCATCAAAGATACCCAATGGTGGTTCTGTTTTATCATACCAAATGTGTAATTCATACACAGGTTTTGTTTCGCTTAAGTCTATTATCTTCATTGTTGGGATATAAATATCCCATTCCACTTCATTAAAACTTGCATCACCATTTTGTAATTCTTCAAAGTGTTGTTTCGTTATATCAGCCGTTATTCTTATCATCTCAGGTATCTTCATTCTTCATCAACCCCTTCAATTCTCTCCAACCTTCTTCTTGTCCATGTCTTAACCGAATGTGAAGTGCATGTTCAATCCCTTCACGCAACCGCGTGACTTCTGCGAGCAGTAGCGGTGCGTCTGCTATTAGTTGCTCATTAGCATTGAACATTTCACGAGCCGTTGCACCTGTGGTGGAATGCTGAAGTCGTTCCTCAAGTTCGTTATCATCCATCTTCCACCTGTTGTCACAGACAGCAACCCTGAGGGGGTATGGGTTTGGTGAAGCAATCAAAACCACTCCTTCAACGAGTGGCTCATCATCCCATTCATCTGTGTGCTTGACTACTTGCCAAGGCCCTTCTGTGTGTCCTTCGTATTTGTCTGTATCAATCATTCAATCACCTTTCTCAAATCCTCGATGAAACCACTCATCTTAGCGAGTTCTGCATAACTAACATCTGTCTTGTAGTGTTCATCTACCGCTTCCATGTTATTAGCAATATCAGCAATAGCCTCACTCAACCGCTTGACTTCTGCTAAGAGAAGTGGTGCGTCTGCTATGAGTTGTGTATCTATCCAATTACCATTTACCATTCTCGCTACGCACACATCGCCCTCTTCACCATAGGCATCTATGTGTAGATGCTTACCTATTGGACCGTACCCTCCATCGTCATCAGCAATCCACGGTGCAGGTGTGTGTCCTTCGTACTTGTCTGTGTCAATCATTCTACCCACTCTCCTGTGTCTCTAAGTTTCCAATAGCAATCTAGACAATGCTCACCCATGCAATCCTCATCAGGAAAATCCACAGTCTTGTTGCATTCTACACAATTGAAATTGAGATTCTTGTCTGTATCAATCATTCATCATCATCTCCATAGTCATACCAAGACGCTATTTTTATACAAAGTTCCAACAACTGTTTTCTATACGCCTCTTCGGATTCACTCTTCTCGCCTTCCCAATTTTCAAAACAGTCATACAAATCATCTAACGTGTTCTCAAACCTAACATAACTCATGTTTGGCATTATTCTTCCTCCTGTGTGTCAACTACTGTTGGTTGCCAACGTGAATCTTCATCAATGTTAGCAATCAAACCTGCATTGTTAGCAAATTTGATTAGTTGCCTAATGTCTTTGTCAGCAGGTTGCACATCCAACATAACACCTAACTCGTGGTTGCCTTTGCTACCCATTATGAAAAACTGCACATTGTTATCTTTGTATTTTCTAATCTCAAAGGGTATGTATAGCACATCACCGGATGCTGCTGATTTGTGGGTTGGTGTTTGTTCTCTCAACCATTGACTTACTTCCAAAGTCGTTCTTAACTTCAAGGCTATACCATACTTTCTATTACCACTTGCGTGGCTTTCTTTGGTAACACCTTGAACGTGCATCATTTTGTCGTCATAATTGCATTTTATTTGCATTCTTTCTTTTATTTTATCCATTTTACTCATTCTCCATTACATTCCATCTTTTACTTTCATTATATTTTTTTGGTTTCTTCATCTTCTCTTTCTCGCTTAATACACGAATTGGATTTACTTTACGCAACTCACCTTTCATGTTGAGGGTAGTGCATACAAGAGGTATTGGTTTACCAACACCAACACATTTCACAAGTCTCTTTGATGCAGGGTTTACATATCGAACCTTCAAATTACTTTCCGTTGCACTTACACTACCGGTATCTTCCATTTTACACAATCTACATATCGGACCCTCCATTTCCATGACGTGGAAATTCTCACTACATTTAGGACAATAACAATCTCTACTATCGTCATCTATGTATGAATCAGACAAATCCGATACCACTGAATATTTCCTACCTGCTTCTTCACATTTCACGCAAGGTGTGAGTCCATCTAAGGGAGATTTATACCAATCAGTGGTATGACAATCTCGACACTCCATCAACACCATATCATCTACAAAATCACCATGAAATTTGTCGTCATCTTCTTCAAAATGCTGACCCCATTGTGCATCGTTATCCCAATCATAGTCTAACGTCTTGGTTTTCTTGGACTTCTTGGACTTCTTTGGCTTCTTTGGCTTCTTGGGACTATCATATTCACACTCATCAAATAGGTCATCGTAAGTATTACTTGGTATGTAATTGTATTTTTGTGTAACCTTAAACAAATCTTCTCCAACAGGAATCTGCAAGACATCCGCTATATATTGTTGTTGTGCTTTACCCTCAACAGCATGATGACAATAGATACTGCGTATGTGTGTGATTAATTCAGCAACGTCTTTCCAAGAGTGTTGCGTAGTAGGCAGCATAATATGCGCAAGTATGCATAACTGCACACCTGTCCTCCCATGACCACCTGCACATGATGTTGACACAGTATTGATGTTGTTTGTTTTGAAATCATTCACCAATGCATACCAAAAATCACGACCGGCATTAGAAGGAATCCCAAAGTCAGGCCACTCTATAACTACAAACTGTGGTAGTTTTGTGCTGTGAAAAGCATTCTCACACGACCAACCACTCGGCACGCTGTCTCTACGTGTCTTGGTTCTCAACACACCTTCAGGCCCAATCGCTACGTCAGGTATAGGGTTCATCACATGCCACCCACCATTTCTCATGTTTCCACCTGCATGAACAGTAATACCATCAGCAACGAATACTATCGGATTACCTGTATGACAATCTATCTTAGACATTATTGCTCACTCCCTTGTTTCATAATTTTACCTATATCTCCACTCCACTTTTTGTCATGTGTTACTTGTCTTTGCATGAACTTACGCATGATGTCGTGTAGTATTTTGTATACTCTATCATTAGGATTCATACCACACCAAGCCTCATAGAATTTTCTAGGTGTAACCAAATCATATTCTTTATTCTTCAAATGAGCGCATACTGCATAGGTTTCTACTGCTGATGATTCATTACTCAAAGCAAAGAATACAGATGGCATAGCATCAGTCATCAATAGTGATAGGTTAGGTGCATCTGTCAACTCTTCAGTCAAGACACTAGCATCTACTAGAGATGCACACTGCGAACAGTCATCGTGTCCACAGGGTATGAAGAGTTTAACGTTCTTAGTAAACTTATTTGGATGGTGCAAAAGAGAAGGTCCACACTCAATCGCAGCAGTTCTCAAACTAATAGGTATTTTACTAGATTTTGTAATCATATTATGTCTCCAAAAACCCGTTGTGGAATTGATATTTAAGAAGTCAAATATCTCATTCCAATCGTTAGGTGATTTCACATCATCATTGTCCTTCTCTAAGAAATCTATAGCCAATTCATATGTGCGGAACATATAATCCAATCCTCTTTCGTCAACTTTGAATGGTTTAGTGCCATAGTCAAATGCTTCAGGTCGCAAGAACTTGTTATACAAACTACCTGTATTGTGTTGCCAATTTTCACACTCGTTAGCCTTAGCACACAACAATGTTATGTTTTCAACAGTAGGTTCATCTACGAATTTTTGTGCTAAATCTGCTATCAGTGCAGCCTCACTCATACATATAGCCCATTTCTTACCACCATAAGAAGCACGCCAACCCTCTAAACTGAACTGTGTAGAACACCATCTCAATGCCTTAGCGAGTTCTGCATAACTAACATCTGTATTCTCCATAGATGCATAGTAGTGTTGTCTATTTTTCATACTGTCATGTATAGGAACACCTGATGCTTCTTTTATATTATCAAGACCGATTGCTGCTGATATTGTAGGAAACAACTCTACACTTGTATTTTGACATAAACTAGAACCGTGTCTCAACTCTCCAAAACCCACAGACAAAGCAGCCTTAGTTATCCAACCAACAAATCCACCTGCTAAGAATGCACCATTCAATCCATTTGCACCTGTGCCTAAGTATTGGTGGAAGAAGTGTGAGAACCATCCGTGTTGTCTTTGGAATCTCTTACCTGTGGCTTCCAAACCGTCTTTGAATGCTCCAATGAAAGTCTGATTCCAAGGATTGTATATGTTATCTGCGATAGATATTTCGATGTCTTCTTCTTTAGCAATCCAACCACTTGAACCTTCTACCCATGTATCTCCAACTTGTAATTTTTCTTCTATATCCACACCATTACCATATGGCACATTCACTGTGCGACAATGTGCCATTATGTGTGAGGACATGTTACCTGTTGGTTCCAACACAAAGTAACCCTTCGGACATAGTTCTCTTGATACATTTTCTTCTAGCCACATAACCGACTCTAAACCTGTCATGGTTAGTATATTTGTAACAACTACTTTGTGTTCTATGGGTATTATTCCGTTGTATACACTGATTTTAGTTTCACCTGATATAGTATCATACTCAAAAGGTGGTGCAATTTCTACGGGAGGTGGTGCATTTCTCACCTGTGTAAGTTTAACATCTCCAACAGGTATAGGTCTTGTAGCCCAACCTTCATCGGCTCTTCTATACACAAATTCTAACTCATAACTTAACTCATTAGCATAGATGTGTGGTTCACCATCATCATCTAAAGGTGGGTGTCTACCTTGTCCTATGTTTTTGAACTCATCTTCAATCACATCTCCTTCATCAGTATCTACTATGTTGAACCTCAAGGTGGTGCCGTGTCCTGCTGTAACACCATCGTGACCTATACCTATTGTGGCATACTTGGTTGGGTGCAACACAGCACTTGACGTGGCTTCCAAGAAAGGTTGTAGAATTAAACATCCCGTAGGTTCTAATTCATTCATGATGTCTCTCAACCTTGTCCATTCAGCAACTATTGTTTCAGCATTTACTTTGACAGATTCCAACACACCATGTCTAGCAGTTTCAGGACATGTGCGTAAGAATAAATCTCCATCGCCCAATCTTGAGAAAGCAGCCATCACAACTTCTTCGCTATCATCTAAGAGAATTAGTTCCGTATCAGGCAATTTGTACAACAGTTGTCTTAACTTCTTCTGCACTTGTAATTGCAGTAAGTTGCTTGCCTTTTGTGACAACACAAACGCTATTCTTGTGTCGCTCAAGGTTTGCTTCTTACTCAAACCCGTAATTGTTTCTTGCATTTTTCCTGTCTCAAGGTCATCCCAACATTCTTCAAACAGGTCTTGTATCATCTTGTTATTTATTTGCGTATAATTATTTTCTTCATTCATTTTTTTCAACTCCTTCGGCCATCCATACAGCCAATCCTCTTACTACTTCATGCTCTCCTATCGGCACACTTGGTGGTGGTAAGTCAATATCTTTCAGACCCCACCAACCTTTTTCCACACCATCGTATGCCATACACTGTGTTAATCCGGTAGTCTTACCATCAACAAGTGGTGGCTTTGCGCTAACTATTGCATATGTCATCTGTGCAGGTTCATCATTAATTACAAAATCAAACACAGACATCCAAGAGAAAGGCACATCCCACATCTCAGACAATTCCTTTGTGAGAATTATTTTTTCTGTAATCAATTGAGGGTATTTATCTCTCTCTACGAACAACCGTTGCATAGAACTCCAACCACTGTGTATGCCCGAAGAATCAATTGTCTTTGTGTTAACTAATCCTTTAACCGCCCTAGTGTATTCCACTATGTCAGCAGTTCGTGGTGGTATTTTTCCATTCATACCTGTAAGTTCTAATATCTCACCCATCTTTGCACTCATCTTATCTAAGAACTCACCATTCATGCAATCACCACCGTGTGTGTATCAACTTTAGTAGTAGGTTTAGGTAATTTAACAGACTTGTAGTTATAACTACCGGTTTGAATACGCATGTCTACACTCTTCTTGCCTTTCATACCCACTATGCCGTATTTGTCTCCCATCTCTTCTATGTCATCGCCGCTACCAAACATTAGTGTGTTCAATATCTCACTTGGTGTCATGGCTATTTCAGGTTCATACGGTTTATCATCTACCATAATATTTGAATTAATGTGGATAACAGAAGGGGTATACAATTTTACTTTTGTCACCTTCATCCCACCATTTAGTAAGTTATCTTTGGAAATGGTTTCTCTTGCGTTATTTTCTTCAATCCATTGAGATTGCGATGAACACAAGTTCAGTCTTGCGCCACCCTTAATCATTAGTTCCCTAAGATTTTTCAGACCAATAGATGTAGGGCTTATGATGTCCAAAGTAGGCCATGAATCGAAGCACCAAACGTGTGGTGGAGTTATTGGCTCCCAAGAAAACTTAGCAATTTCATGCCCATAAGACATTCTGCTGCTTTGCTTGACATACTTCCAACCTTGACCACATTCACAATATGAATCACCCTGTGCGTCCAACACATTAGACAGATAACATGTTTTACACTGAGTCTCTCCTTCTTTTCTGTTTTTACTATGTGTCTCAGCGACATATACTTGCATGTCTCTAGCCCAAGTCCATTTGCTCCAACTGTATTTTGTATTGTTTGTGCGCCTTGTTCTCATGGGTGTAGATGTTTCATACCCTTCATTCATTTTGTATCTTACATTTCCATCTTCATCGAGCAACACTTCTGTGTCATCTGAAACTAAAGAACGATTACCCGACCAATTTTTCATGCGGCTAAGTGCGCCTCTAATTTCTTTAATCACCTGTTTCTCAGAAACTATACGTGCTGCCTTACGTGAAACCTTCTCAAATGGTATAATTCTATCTTCACCATCAGTGGTTACAAACCCTACTTTTGTGTGCGCTCCGCTAAATCTACTTCTATGTTCATCATCATTGTTTGTCAAATGGTCGTTATTCCATGTAGAAGTAACTGTGCATCCTGCACCTCTTCTCCATAATGACAATGTTTTTGCTGCGTCTTCAGGATGTCTTACCATAACCCAACCCGCTGTCAGGTTGTTATTGTGATGTTTACATGGGGCTTTTACACCATCAACATCTTCAAACCCACATTCCCCTAGAGTCTTTACGGGTGTAGGTATTCTATTACTTTTCAACACCCATGTTTTTGTTTCATAGTTGCTCTCTAACCATAGTCTTACAGAATCAAAACCACCTACCATATAACCAATTAACATTTCTTCCCTAGAAGCGTTCTTACTAAATTCATGTTGGTTGCAAGTGAAATCATCACTAAAAATACTACATTGTTCTTTGATGTGTGGTGGCATATCATCGTATACTTCAGATTCAGTAATGCTACCTTGTTGAGAATTGACTTGCAATACACCATCTACTACAGTTGTATATGGAAATTCGTATACATTTGTGTCTTTCATATCATGATTACACAAAGCCATATCAGGGTGTAGATAAGAACCAAAACCAACCTTACCACTCATCATTACTGTGGCTGTTCTAGTGTATTCGTTGACTAATTCTTTTAGTGTAAGCGGATTATTGGGTCCACTAGAAACCAATGTGTATGCAACTGCTAAATCTATTGGGAAACATTTACCCATAGTATCTTTAGTTATTCCAATTGCGTGGTCGCGCATAATTTCACTGTCATCCCACGCTATGTAGGAGTCCACTGCACCTGCACTCAACGCTCTTTCCCATGTTGTATATCCTTGTCTGTCAGCCATTTTATTCACTCTCCGCTAATATTATTGTTGGTTCTTTAAACACAGGTTGAACATCATTAATTACCCCTTTAGTAATGTCGTATGTCATGTTACATACGTTGTCTCCAATCACTTCTATATGCTGTACACAGTCATGTAAGGCTCTAGGTATCTGTGCAGGTAAACTCTCCTGCACGGATTCTAGAGACTGTGGGCCTTGATTTATGGTGTAGGAAATACCTACACCACAACCACTCCATCTGAAATTGATTGCTTCCATCGCTGATGTATCTATATTCTTCTGCTTGAACCACCAATTCATTTGTGCATCATATCTATGCACAAGACCTTTTTTAGTTATAACTTCCATTTTGTCTATGTTATACTCGATGGATGCTATATTCGTAGCCCATCTTCTACCACTACCCCAATTTGCTACTGCATAGATATGCCCTGTGTTCTTGCATCTCCATCCGCCGCACTCTTGGTTGTAGCCCGATGCATTTGTATCGAATGACACCGGATTATCCCAACCTATGACTTCACACAATATGTGACCATTCTCATTTATTTCACTCGTATGTATATCTTGACTTATATTTCTACTCATTTTTTTCAACTCCATTCTTTATTATATTAATCTCTAGGTCTTTATATACCAAACCTCTTTTTCTATCTCTTTTCACATTCTCTTTATATACCATATTATAGACACTCCCACTCATGTAACACACCATCTATGTTCTCTACACATTGGAATATAGTTCCTGACATCATGTGTATGTCCCCCATGTCTGCGTCAATTTCTGTGATTGCGCTTATGTGTTCTAATCTAATTGTTGTTAAGCCTGTTCTTGTTTTTATATTCATTTTCATTTTTGTTCACTCTCTTTTTCTTTTCTCTCATCATATAGCACTATCATGCTTTCACCTGTTGCCCACACGTAGGGCAGCATTTCTTGTCGGTTTTGTGTGTTTTCCACACATGCATTCGACAAATACCATCTAGTTTGTCGCCCGCTTGTGTCTTTGTGTCGCCTAAGTAATTACTAAAGTATGGATGCTCAAACAACGCATGAGTCCCCGTTTCTAATCTGTATAATCTCCAAGACCTTCCGTATAGTTGTGAGCCTTCTTGTAGTTCTACTCTACCTGTTCCGTGTGTCATACTTAATTCATTAATTATTGCTACCATATCTCTTATTTCTTTTATCGTCCATCTATAACTCATGCACTCACCTCCACGCCACACTCTACGCAACATACTGAAACTAAACGGACTAACCAATCGCTATGGAAGTCGGTAATTATACCATCCTTGATAGTTACATCACCACCTGTAATAGTATTGATTCGTGTCTTTGGATATTTACAATTACACCATGAACTCATGCACTCACCCCCACACCTTGCCACCAATCAGGTTGTCTGCTAGGTATCTTATCCCATCTAGCAAATGTCTTTGCGTGGTAGTATGAACGGTATGCTACAACAGCATCTACATCCTTGTGTTCATCGGGCATAGCCTGAGCAAACGGTGTAAGTGTAGACGATTCGATGTTATGTTTTGGTATACTACACCACATATTGTATATCGGTGTAGCACATGCATGACCTTTACCATATCTAAAGTGCATCTCTCCAACCAATGCCAAACCATGTCTAGCCAACCAATCAAAGTTAGCCCATGATTCAGTAGCCCAAATTGTGCATGGGTGATTTTCATGTGCCATCTTGTATGGCGTACCTGCTTTGGTTACAACACCTAACAACAATAACATATCATCGTCAGCACCTCTCTTGCGTAGAGAACTAGCAAGCATCTGCGCTGTCTCAAGTATCATCTTTGGTACATGTTTGTCGCACATCATTTGTGCTGCTGTAATTGGGTCATCATCTAATACAAATATATTCATTTTCTCATCACTCCTGTAATTTCCTTGTAAGCCATATAATATCTCAACACTAAGTTGCCGATGAACAACACAAATATTCCTACAACCAATACTTTTGGTATTATGTCTACCATATTCATTCTTGCATCACCCCTGTCCAATACAGAAGCCTCTCTAATTTCTCAGTCAACTCATCTTGGTCTATCTCACCTAACTCATACTTAGTCCACATCAATTTGAGATAGTATGCGAGGCTATGTTTTGCTTCGGATGACATGTTATCCACATCGTAGGATATTTTACCCCTCATTAGTAATCACCTTCAATGTATATTGTCTTAACTTTATCATCTTCATACATCTTCAAATAGCATCTCTCACACAAATCACCGAACTCAGGTAGTGAGTAGTAGTAAGGTTTCCCACATTGATATTGTTCACATCTTCTTTCTTTGCTCATGATTCATCCCCCATTATCTCATCTCTCATAGATTGCACTATCTTGTCTACAACATCTTCTTGTTTACGTTTGAACGACCAATCGTTAATCGGTATCACATCACACCACACATCACCTGTCATCATTACAGAAATGGTCTGTGAGTTATCTCCTTTGGAGAAGTCAATATTAGAATGCTCATGATTTAATGCTTGGAAAGCAATACTCTCGTAGTCATCACTAAGTATCGCACCATCACCTTTCAAGAGGCAACTACTTCTCCCATCATAGTATGGGAATAGAGAGTCAATTGTAAAGCCCTCATCCTCAACCATTCTCCTGATGAACTCTTTTAGGTTGCCACCAAATCTTGGGTTGTAGTATGGTCGCTCTTCATTATCCATTTCATACTTAGCCCACTTGTGTCTCTCACTCATTCAACCACCTCGTAGTCTGTTGAGTCAAGTAAGAAACCTAACTCAGTAGTGTCGCCTTCTGCATTTATGATGAACACAAGCCCTCTACTCTCCCAATTTGGTTGGTTAGTAGCGGGAAATGCGTTGTATATTTTATCCTTAGATACTTGTATTCCGCTGCCTAGCAACTTGAAATCATTTTTTGGTCTTACTCTCATTCTTTCACCTCTATCAGTTCATTCCATATTTCTTCTATCTTTCGCGTTATTTCTCTTTTATTCATTTTTTATCACCTTTTCTACATTCTTTCATGTGTAATCTCCACATCATTATCTCATTGTGTATGCTCATTCTTGTTCATCTCCTTTTGTGTAATCTTTGGGTTTCGTTGTTTTATCATCAACGTCTTTCATGGTTAATTTGCTCATTGTGTTGGCGGGCAACTCTCCACCATCTACCATCGCTTGAAGCAACTGCACAGAAATATTTGTGCGCTCACCAACTTCTCCACCATCTAATATAGCCTTGATGTTAGCCCGTTTATCCTCGATGATAGTGCTAAACTTCTCATCAATAGTGCCATCCACAGTAAGATATACAGCCCACACAGTATCAGCATCTTGACCTATACGATTGACTCTATCTTCTGCTTGCTCTTCCCATCCGGGCACCCACTCACGCTCAACAAACACAACTGTGTCAGCCGCTGTAAGTGTGAGTCCTTCTTTCGCTGCTACTGTAGTAGCAAGCAACACATCACACTTACCATCTTGGAACTCATCAACGATGTCTTGCCTTGCTTTAGCATTGACACCACCATTTATCTTACTGATGCGCAGTGTAGGTAGGCTTGATTTAAGATGCTTCTCAATGCTTTCTTGCACGTCTATGTGATGTGCAAATACAATCAATGGTTTGGTTTCTTCCGCTTGTTCTATGTAGTCAACACACCACTGTGCAGCAGGTAAAGCCTTCATCTCTCCGCACATTTTTCTTAAGTCATTCAGCATGTTCAACACATAACCTTCGCTTCTACTAGGTGCGTCAAGACCTGCCGCCCACATTTGTGTTCTATCTCTATACCATTTCATCTCCCTATCACTAGGCACGACAATTGGGTATTGTCTAATTTTAGTCGGCAATTCAGCCATCACTTCTTTCTTCAATCTACGTATCATAAAATCTCTCGCTAGAGCATTAAGTTCTTCCTGATTGGATGCACCTGTTGTGTCCCAAAACCCTCTATCTGTAATGTGTCCATCACAGTATTTCATAGCATAATCTTTCCATCTACCTCTCCATTCAGTAGGTCTGAGCATCGAGATAGTGTTCCAAAATTCGATTGGTCTGTTAGGTATTGCTGTGCCTGACAAACACAGAACTGTGTGTGCTGGTTTTGCTAACTCCATACAGGCTATTGTTCTCTTAGCCTTAGCATTCTTTAGATAGTGCGATTCATCGAAGATGAATGTGTTGAAGTTTCTTAGTGCTAGTGCATCCTTTTGTTTATCCATCAAATCGTAATTGACAATTACAATGTCTGTATCAGGCACAGGTGATTTACCTTTATCTATAACTCCACAAGTGTATGTGCTAGACAACCATGTCTTGCATTCTTTGAGCCAATTGTATTTGACATTTGAAGGACACACAACAAGTGCGGGCATATTCTCAGGGTGTAATCCCATGTATGCTATTGCTTGTATTGTCTTTCCGATACCCATGTCATCACCGAACAAACACCTACCACCTGATAATTCAGCAAACCTGACACCCACATATTGGAATGGGTATAACTGATAACCTGCGGGAAACACATTAGCCAATCTTTTACGCATCTCTTCTACTCTTTCACCTTCACCTAGTGTTGGTGCTGCACTGATGGCTATTCTCTCAGCCTTGTGTTGAATATAGTTTTCGACTTCAGGTATTGCTAGTATCATGTCCTTCAGTTCTTTCTTATCATCTATATCTTCAACGAAAGCATTGATGTGCAACATAGGCACAGCCCATTCTTTCTCATTGGGTTGCCACTTAGCACCGTGTCTCTTAGCACAAGAACGCAAATCAGTTTCAGCATATGGTATGTAAATTGAAACGCTATCTTTGTATAGTCTAGCAGTGAACTGTGTGCTCTCCACTACTACTTCCTTGGTTGGTGCATCCACAAGCATGTCTCTTAACATATCCACAACATAACCTTTGGGTTCTAACAAACTAATTACCTGACTGATACAAGCACTGTCATCTGATATGCTCATACGATAGAGGGGTCTACCTTCGTAAGCAAAATTAGGCCAACCGATACCATCTTTAAGTGTGGGGTATAATACTTTGTCATCGAAACCAGCGGGAACAGATATTTGTATGCTCGCTACTTTGTTGGGAAACCTAAATTGTCTATCGTTCTTACCATACCACAGACGTTCAAACCTTTCACAGCGAACTGTGTGATTCTCTTTGTGTAGTTCTTCTTGTCTACGAACTGTGTCAGCCGCTGATAGAAGATACTCGCCTATCTCTTCGGTTGTGATGTTCAGTTCATCATCTTCAGCACAAGAATCAATCATCGCATTTCTGATAACTAACATGTTGTCAATAAGATTCTTTGATGTAGCATCCTTAGCCCTAACACCTGTGCTACTTTTGACTGCTCTCTTGAACGCATGCCTTAACTTACTCTTCACCTCAATTCGTCTTTCTTCTGCTTCTTGACGTGCAATTAATTCAAGTTCTTCACGTAGTAGTCTAGCCTTACGTGCTGCTTCACCTACTGTGTGAAGTTCCTGTAAGGCATCAGCCCAATTAGTCTCAGGTGGATAACCTGCTATGTGTTGTATCAATGGTAATTGTGTGTTGATATATTTATAGAATCTTTCAGCCATCTCAATGTAATCTTCTTCATCAATACTATCCATGAGTGCTACTCTCTCAAAGAATGGTGCGTCAGGTTTGTTCGGCCCGATGTCATCTTTCTGATTCTCTACGTGAACTGACGCAAAGGCTTTGATTAGTTTGTGCATATCTTCTTTAGTTGGTATGTATGTATGTATCAATGCATCATCTCCTTCTCATATACTTCAGGGTATTTTGGATGTGTGCTATACAACATCACTCTATTGTCATCGTGAATGTAATACACATCACCGAAAGGATATACTGTTGGTTCATCAGAATGTGTATTCATATCCTGTATGAACCAATCCCAATTCTTTTGGTACACATAGAATCCTCGTGGTAAGTGTTCATTCAATCGTGCTTTGGTGGTGTTTGTTTGCCAACCACCATCCATCGGTACAATTCTATCACGATATATCTGCATGATTTGATTACCATGCAAACGTATGTTGTAATAATTCTCATGTCCTACACCTGCGTCATAGAAATACAACCTTGTGTTGTTTCCAATGGGCTTACCCTTCTCAGGGTTTCTCGCTGTCGCCATCAATGTTTGTGCTTCAAACCAATTCATTCATCATCACTCCATTGTTTTCTGTTTTCCCAATACTCAACCGCTAATTCAGAAATGTAATTAGCAAATGAGTCTTGGAATCTTAGAACAAACTCATGCCATTCATCCTCGTTGATTGAACCAACTTCAAGATTACAATTAACCTCCATGTGTTCTTTCTCAATGTATTGCCATAAGCAATTATCCATGTTCACACCTTTCAATCTATCAGGGGGTAAAAGACCTTCAAATATATCATTCGTTATTTCTTCATCATCATTCGTTATTTCTTCACTCATTTTCTTCACTTCCGTTTTCTTGTGCTGCTATTGCTTCAGCAACCTGTAATAGTAATTCTTTGTGCTGCACAATATCTAGTGTTCCATGACATTTTCTATCATCATCAAAGACAACAGATATACCTACTGAACCACTAGGCACAGTATCTCTCACCATTACTATCTTCTCTCCATCTGCTATTAGTTCCTCTATACTTTTTACTTCTACTTCATTCATTTAATCACCTTCTCATTCACATCCAAATGTATCATGAGTATCTCTATCGTTTTCTCTTTAGAGTATGTGTGCACACCACCATAAGTAGTAGTGCCGTACAAACTATTCATACCCCATGCTTTCGCTAAGTTATTCAGACTCACCTTAGTTAATCTGTCAAGATATGTTCTCCACACATCATCTGTTCTTGGCTCAACTTTTATTTCAATCATTCAATCACCACTCCGTATGAATCGCTTAAGTATTGTAATTCAGTTTGTGTAAGTGGTCTATACCCATTGGTTTTTGCACAT